TGGCATCGAGGGATTCCTTCAGTACATCGGTACGGAACGACTCCGGCACCAGAGCAAGTTCAAGGTCACCTTCATAGCCCTGATTGTTATTAATCGTGTAATATGCATATCCGTCTGCATAGAATACACTTGGCTCTCCGTTTGGATCAAGCGAAATGGATACCGCACCGGGCATCGGCACAGGTGTGCCATATGTCACCTCTCCATCATCACTTTTGGTAAGCAGTGCATAATGCACATTTCGGATATTAAACTTGACTTTATTCTTTTTATTAGCCATTTTTCTATACCTCCATCTCATAAAGCACTTCATACAGACTTTCTGACTCAATCCATACTTCGCTTTTCTCATAAAAAATTCCATGCCCGTCAAACATGGCTTCTATTTTCTGTTCAAGTTCTATATTTTTTACATCCGTATATAACTCCACATTCAGACAGTTTATTTTGTGATATACCTTTCCGTCAGCAGAAAAATTATTGCTCTTCGGATATAAAAATACCAAGAAAGGCGGATCGGGTGATTCGCCCTCTGCAAAATGATGATAGGCATACGGAAGACCGATTTTTTCCATCACTGCCATCACTTCTTCATGTGTCATCACCGTAACCCCCTCTCTATCTTCTGCAGAAGTTCCTTATTGCCTTTTTCTTCTGCCGGAGCGATATGCTCCCTTCCGGCTACCCTGCCGCCTCCACGTTTTGCATGGCCATGTTCCAGAAGGTGTGCAATCTGGTATCTGTCCTTGGAATGGACCGTCATGGTAAGGGAGCTGCTGCTCTCCGCTGTCTTTTTGACCGTCCAGCTTTTCTTATACCTTCCTGTCTGCTTCGGGGCATTTGCCTGTATCTCTTTCTTTACGGTCTTGGATGCATCTTTTACCGCATTCTTAACGGTATCCGTTGCAAGATCGGCATACTCTTTCAGACCATCCATGATTGCATCTGCCAGTCCGTCAACCGTTGTCCTTCTCTCTGCCATCCGCTCACCTCTTTGTCAGGGCAGCCCTTATTTTGACTGTCTTATTTTTATACTGCACGTTATCAATAAAGGAAATATTGTAAAGATTCCCACGGAAAACAATACGAAAATGCTCCGTATCAAGACCTGACACCTCACTGCAGTAGCGGATGACAAAATCAATCTCCGTTTCCGCATTTACCTGTTTTGCTTCCCAGTATTCTTTTCCTGACAGGCTGTTCACATAGGAAAAACATTGATAATGATTCTCCCACACAACCGTATGGTTTCCGGCTTTGTCCGTCTTCGTTCTGCTTTTCTGTATCGTGATCCGTTCACGCATGAGTTCTATCATCAGAATACCTCCCTCCTGATTCCAAAAAACAGATACTTCAATGTTTCCGTCATGGTCTTATGATCCGCTTCTTCCCGATGCTCATACAGGTAGGCAATAACATACAGTTCTGTAGTACGGACAACAGATCCATACTCTTTGAGTTCTTCCGGGGTTTGTCTTGTCACGTCTAAGATCAGGCGGTCGGATGTTTCCATCAGACGGAGGATGAGTTCATCCTCGTCTGACGAATCGACCCTGAGATACCCTTTGGCTTCCTCAAGCGTTACGAACATCCTGCCACCCCTACTTTCCGGCAGCCTTGATATCAAGTGTCTTGACTGCCTCGGAAAGGATCAGCTTGCCGTCCACACGCTCGGAAGCAAGGAATCCGACCTGTCCGGTTGTAGCATAAAGCTCATTCAGTCTCTTGAAACTTCTGCCCTGGCGGTCTGCGATCCAGTAGTAACTGTAATCACCGAATGCCATGACACGGTTTCCGGCTGCAAGTTCCGGCACATAGATGGATGTGCGGTAAGGACGGTTTAAGATCTTATCAGGCTCTCCTTCCCTTACGGACGGCTGCCAGATATAATTTCCGTTTCCGTCCTTCAGCTTTCTGATTGCCTTTACGGTCGAATCATTCAAAAGCCATACCGCCTTGTTACGGTAAGGGGCGCGGAGGGAATAGTAAAGATCCATGACATCATCAAACGTAATGGATGTTCCGGTGGATGTCACGCCTGTCTCAGCACCGCCTGTGGTATTGAAGATTCCGGTAGGCTTGCCCTTGCCGTCACCGATAAAGAATGCCTCCTCTTCCTTCGTACCGATCCTTCTTCCGAACTCCCTTGAGATGTACTGCTCGATATTGAACACACTGTCATTTAAGAGTTCATCGGACACCTTGATCATGGTTGCCAGCTTAAAGGCACTGATGGTTGTCTGTCCGAAGCTGTCATCAGATTCCGGGAATTGACCGCCCTCATCGATCCATGCCGCCTCACCCTTGGATGTAACGATCGGGATCTTACGGTCACCGCTTGATGTCTTGATGACGGTTGCAAGGTTACGGAAGAACACTTCCTCTTCCAATGCTTCCACCAGTTTCTTCTCGTACTCGTCCGGTACAAGATAACCGCCCTCGGAATCCGTGCCGATGGTAAGGGCATTCTGTACTTCATAGGACAGCACCTTGTTTCTCATGCCGTTCCAGAACGCTTTTCTGTACTCATCGGTTGCCCTTCCGGTCTTTGTGTCACCGCCAGTCTTGGCATCCGGCTTGTTGGTGATCGGTGTGCTTGTTGCCTTGGAAAGTTCTGCATCGATGGCGGCCTGTCTTTCCAGTCTCTCGATTTCCTTTCCGAGATTTACGACATCATTTTCCATCTTGTCATAGGTGGCTGCATCCTCAGCGGACACAAAACCTTCCTGTGTTCTCTTGGCATCGAGGAATGCCTTTGCTGCCTCCCATGCCTTTGCTCTTTTTTCTCTTAATTCTAAAATCTTACTCATCTTGAAATCCTCCTTAATGTGTTAAAAGACTCAGTCTTTTTTCTAACTGGTTGACTGGTATCATGGCATCCACACGGGATACCCTGGAAAGGAACGATTCATTCATCGCCTTGGTGGAATACATCATGGAATCCTGTTGGAACGGGAACTTCTTTTTCTTGTCCTTATCCCCGTCTTCCTTTTCTTTTCCTTCCTCTCCATCCCCGCCTTCCTCCGGTTCTTTTTCCAGCTTTTCAGGCTTTTTCTTCTCTTCATCCGTCTCACTGGAAGAAAAGAGTATCTTATCCGCAAATCCAAGCTCCACTGCCTTCTTCGCATTGAACCAGGTCTCATCATCCATCATGTGTGAGAGCCTTGCACGGGTAAGCCCCGTCTTGAATTCATAGGCATTTAAGATTGATTCCTTGACCTCATTCAACATGGCGATCGCTTTCTGCATATCCCTTGTCTCGCCCATTGCCATGGTCGCAGGATTGTGAATCATCATCATTGCAACAGGGGATACACAGACCGTGTCTCCTGCCATTGCGATTACGGATGCTGCCGAAGCTGCAATACCGTCTATCTTGACTGTCACACTTCCCTTATAGTCACGGAGCATGTTGTAGATCTGGGCTGCTGCAAACACATCACCGCCCGGTGAATTGATCCACACCGTGATATTTCCATTTCCGGCATTCAGTTCATCCTTGAAAAGCTGCGGGGTGACTTCATCCCCGTACCACGTTTCATCCGAAATCATGCCATTTAAAAAGAGCGTCCTTTCCATGTCAGGCACGCTCTCATCTTCATTCCTTATCCAGTTCCAAAACTTCCGCTTCATCGTTTACCTCTCTTTCCGCTGTTTTCCTGTGCCGGAGTGTTCTGCTGCCCCGTATCCGTCTTGGCAAAAGCTCCTGCGTCTGCAAGTTTGGTCATTGCACCGTTTATCAGATACAGGTTTCCCCCTTCCTCATCAGGGATCGGGTTCATGTTCTCCATCTCACGGATATCATTTGCAGAAAACCACCCGTTCTGCCTTCCGACCGCATAGCCGTTCATTCTTGACTGGTAATCCCCTCTCAGCAGTCCGTCCACATTCAGCTTGATAAAATACTTTCCTTTTTCTCCCGGCAGAAGGAGCGATCTCTGTAAGGACTGCTCCCATCTGATCACCCACGGGTCAAGCGTGTATTTTACGAACTCCAAGGACTGCTGCTCTATATTGGAAAAGCTCGACTTATCAAGGTCACCGACCATGTGGGGCGGTATCCTGTAAAGCCTTGCAATCTCATTGATCTGGAATTTCCTTGTCTCAAGGAACTGTGCCTCTTCCGGCGGGATGCCTATCTGCTGATACTTCATGCCCTCTTCAAGCACTGCGATCTTGTGTGCATTGTTCACGCCACGGTACACGGAGTTCCAAGACTCACGCACTTTTGACGGGTCTTTCAGGACACCCGGATGCTCCAGAACACCGCCCGGATTTGCCCCGTTTGCAAAGAAACTCGCCCCGTATTCCTCACAGGCAAGCGTCATGCCGACAGCGTTCTTTGCCATCGCAATCGGAGAATATCCGATCAGCCCGTCAAATCCCAGTCCGGGGATATGAAGCACATCCTCGGCTTTCAGTTTGATATTTCCATATTCCTTGAACGTAGGGTTCTCATCACTGTTTCTGGAATACACATAATAGATGTTTCCTTTGTCATCCCTCTGCACCTCCATCTTGTCCGGAAGGAGCGGATACAGTCCAAGCACCCTTCCAGCCCCGTCCCTTATGATCTGGGCATAAGCATTTCCCCATATTAAAAGATGACTCATCAGTGTTTCCCTGAACACAAATGAAGTCATCTCTGGGTTCGGCTCATCATGGAGCAGATAATATAGCGGATGGTCGTGCACCAGTTTCTTGCCACCGTCATCCTGATACTCATATACATGAAGAGGTAAAGACGCGACTGCTTCTGCCAGTATCCTCACACAGGCATATACTGCCGTGGTCTGCATTGCAGTTCTTTCATTGACGGGCTTTCCACTCGTTGTCCTTCCAAACAGAAACGAATATCCTGCATCTGCCGCCTTGTCCACAGGCTTATCCCTCGCCTGTCCGAATCCAAATAAACTCTTAATTCCCATACGATACCTCCGCTGTTAAAATACTATAATTCCTCTGTCATCATATACACTTCCGTCACTGCCCTCATTTCTGATTGCGCGATCAAGCGCCATGACGGTTGCAACGGCCCCATCAATCTTCTCCGTGGATTTTTCTTTATCCATTTTGATGTTTCCTGCCGGATCCTGACGCACAAACACATTATCCATCATCCACCGCAGCACCTTATGACCGCCGTGTGCGATCCGCTCTTCCAATGTCAGCTTCATCAGTTCCTTTGTCGGGGGACTCATATCCTTATAGCCCTGTCCGAACGGAACAACGGTAAATCCCATGCCCTCAAGGTTCTGCACCATCTGCACAGCTCCCCATCGGTCAAATGCGATCTCCTTAATATGGAACTTCGTGCCAAGCTCATTAATGAACTGCTCGATAAATCCATAATGGATGACATTCCCTTCCGTGGTCTTTAAGCACCCTTCGGCTGCCCAGACATCATAAGGGACATGATCCCTTCGGACACGCAGCCTCATGTTATCCTCTGGTATCCAGAAATACGGAAGGATCACATATTTCTCTGTATCACTCCTTGGAGGGAACACAAGCACGAATGCCGTGATATCCGTGGAACTGGAAAGGTCGAGTCCGCCATAGCATTCCCTTCCGAGAAGCTCCTCCTCGTTCACGGCAAAGGAACAGGCATCCCACTTATCCATCTGCATCCACCTGGTGCTCTGTTTTACCCACTGGTTCAGACGGAGCTGCCGGAACACGTTCTCCTCTGCTGCATTCTCTTTTGCACTGATATATGCATTCTGCACTTTCTCAATGTCTATCGTGTATCCGAGTGACGGATTTGCCTTATACCACACATCCTCACTCGACCAGTCATCCTCATCGGATGCCCCGTAGATCACAGGATAAAATGTCGGGTCTATCTTTCTTCCCTCTATGATGTCCAGAGCCTTCTGGTGCTGTTCAAAACACACGGAATTCCGGTCTGTCCCGGCTGTCGTGATCAGGAAGAACAACGGCTGTGTCCTGGCATCACCGGAACCCTTGGTCATGACATCGAACAGTTCCCTGTTCGGCTGTGCGTGTAGCTCATCAAAGATGACCGCATGGACGTTCAGTCCATGCTTTGTGTATGCCTCTGCCGACAGCACCTGGTAGAAGCTGTTGGTTGGTTTATATACAAGCCTTTTTACGGACATGACGGGCTTGATCCTTTTCTTCAGTGCCGGACACTGATCCACCATATCCACCGCAACATCAAATACGATGGAAGCCTGCTGCCTGTCGGAAGCACAGCCGTAAACCTCTGCTCCCCATTCACCGTCACCGCATGTCATATACAGTGCAATGGCAGCCGCCAGCTCCGATTTTCCGTTTTTCTTTGGTATCTCACAGTAACAGGTATTGTACTGCCTGTATCCGTTTTCCTTTACCGTCCCATAAAGGGTACGGATGATCTCGTCCTGCCACGGGAGAAGTTCAAACGGAACTCCCCGCCACCTTCCTTTGGTGTGTTTCAGACAGTTTATGAAATTGACCGCATGGTCTGCTTTTGCCTTATCAAACATTATCCTGCACCGCCTTTCACAAGCAGAAGCTCCATTTCATCGTTCTGCTTATCCTCACCGCTGTCCGTGGAGATACGGCTTCTTGCGGACGGTGTCAGTCCGAACTGCTCACAGAACTTATTCATGATCTTCAGATAGGTCTGGGCAATGGACACCTGCGGTACCTGCTGCCAGTATCCACTCGGGGTCTTTACGATGGTCCCGTGCTGTGTAATGAACTCCTCTGCCTCTTTCCATCTCGCATATGCCTGACAGTATCCTGCGAATGCTGCCATGTCGATCTCGGTAAGGATTCCCAGATGCTCCAGCTGTTTTGCCATCCGCTTCCATTCCTTCTTTGCCTCATCCTCAAGCCATGCCGGACAGCGCGGGGCCTTTTTCTCAGGCTTTGGTTCGCCCGTATTAAGGCTTCTCTTGCCCGGATTGCCCTCAAGCACCTTTACTGCTGTAGGCTTTGGTTTTCTTCCTCTCTGTGCCACTGTCCTCACCTCCCCGTAAATGGCATAATAAAAAGACCTCCGAAGAGGCCTTCCGATTTGTGTGTTTATTCTTAAAGTGTCATTCTGATTGCCGTAATTCTTGCTTTCCTTCCTGTTTTCCAATCCGAGTATGTTGCATTCACCTCGGTAAGCCCTGCCATCCTGATGCCTTCCTTTTCAAATGCTGCAAGTGTTTCTATCAGGCTTGAAAATGTACTGCTTATCGTAAATTCGCTGATGCCGTTTTCCTTTAAAGCCTTTACAATTTCCGGAATGTCGTAATCCCAGATGACTCCGTTAAAATCAATATTATCGTTTCCTGTTTCCTGGCAGTCTCTGTATGCTGCAAATAATGTACTATTGATTCCGTAATCCTTAATGCTTCCTCCCTCGTTCATGGCTTTTTCAAAAATCTCAATTTTCTTCATGGTCTTGTACCTCCGTTTTTTCTTTGTTTTCCCTTTCGGTAGGTACATATTCGCTCTAAACGCTGATTATATCCAGTCATTTCAGTGCCATAATGTACACAAAGATACTGTCGGTACATTGTGTAAATGTACACAGGCAGGGAACGGATTCCCTGCCCTTTCTGCTATTTTACTTTTGTAAGTGCCCATGCCATTGCATGTCCTGCATCCTCAAACCCTTCTTTTCTTCCAATCCTTGAAATCCTGCATTCGCATCTTCCAAGACCTGTCTCTTCCGGTGTTTCGACCAGTTCATAAACTTCTGCAATGCTACCTTTAAAGCAGTGTTCCCAGACTGCAACCGTGTAGTCACCGTAGTCAAGGACTGCTGAATTCATGCATCCGTAAAGCTCCATTCCTAATTTTTCTGCTGTTGTGATCTTTGTTTCCATCGTATTTTCCTCCGTTTTCTCTGTTTTCCCTTTCGGTAGGTACATATTCGCTCTGAACCGTACATATATCCAGTCATTTAAGCATCATAATGTACACAAAGATCTGCGGAAGAAATTGTAGATTTTACCGCTGCGACCTGTGGATGGCATCAAGGATCTGTTCCTGTTCCTCTGCCCCGACACCAATGCTCTCAAGCGCCTCACGTGTCCCACAGTCCGGGCAGATGAGCGTTCTGCCATCTGCCCTTGAAAGGGCGGGTGTCCTTCCGTAGGAAGCCCCGCAGCGGGGGCATATCCGTATGTGCTGTGTTTCACTCTTCATGTCCTGCCACCTCCACTGCTTTTATCTGTGCCTCGGAAAGGTAATGCTCGTCAAACCCAAAGCTGATGTACCCCTGAAGGCATGTGCTGACATACGAAAGGGAAGGTGCTCCGATCTTCCGTTCTTCATGCATGATGTACACAAAGCACTTCCTTCTGCGTATCTTCCCCATGCGGATGCCCCTGATATCGAGTTCCATTTCTTTTTTGTAATAAAACACCGGATATCCTTCGTAGCGGTCAAGTGCCGCCTCATCCGACTCCGTGACTTCCCATACCGCCACGGGAACCTCACCGCCTTCCTTTGGCTCAATGGTAAGATAGGCTCCCGTACGGCTTCCTTTAAAGAGAAGCTCATAATCATGTATGACTGCAGTTCCGATCACCCTTGCGTGAGGGCATCGTACCCGCATCTGTCTGATGTTCAGGTTGCTGCCATAAGCAATGTAATATCTTTTCATAATGTTTCCATCCTTTCTGAAGGGAACACCCTTCTACCACCTTAAGACCGCTCATAGCGGTCAGTGCTCCAAGGTGGCAGGAGGCTGTTCTCTTCAAGCAGCCCTTCCGCTTCTGAAAGCAGTGTCTCCTGCAAGTCTCTTTGTAAGGATTTCCCTTGCGGTCTTAAATTCATCCCCGATGAATCCGAGTCTTAAAAGCCATGTCCTCATTGCGTATTTCGGATTTTCCGTCTGCTGCGGTTTCGGGCTTGCCGTCCTTACTTCCTTTGCCATCTGGCTTAAGGCAAGGCAGAGCTGGATGTAGCTCTTCAGCTGTCCCGCATGCAGTCCGTTCAGCTTTCCGTCAGCCGGGGCATCAAATTGGAAAAGTCTGAACTCGACCGTTCCCTTTGTAAAAGTTGCATGGTAGTTTAACATATGGTACCGGCTTTCATTGTAATGGTGGTCTCTTCCATAGCTTGCCCCGTTTGCCTTGTACCATATGTCTGCAAGAGCTGCCATCGTTTTTGGTTTCTTCTTGTTGAGTTCCTTAAGGAATCTTGGGTCTACCGTTTTGCAGTAGCGGTTCATCCGCCAGCTGTCAAGGTTTAAGGCATCCGCTAAAAGGTTCTCATGCCCCGCCATGATGTTTGCAAGATTTCGTAAAGTCTGTGGTGTGTGCCCCTTTGCTCCGATATGGATGTGGACTCCGCATCCCCTTGTTGCATCACTCTTGGCTCCCGCATGTCTGAGCTTTCTTATAAGTTCCTGAAGAAGTTCGATGTCTTCGTAGTGAAGAATCGGTGTGACCAGCTCGCATTTTTTATCATCCGGTCCCGCAATGCTGACGTCCTTCTGGAATTTCCATTCCCTTCCGCTTGCATCCCATGCGGACCATGTATAATATCCGTTTCTGGAAGCAGTGTTTTCAAATCTTCCTGTTCCGAAGAATGCCGCTGCAAGTTCTGCAGCCTTATCCCTTCGGATGTTATTCATCTCAACCTCGACCCCGATGGTCTGTTTCTTCATTTCCTCGATTTGCTTTGTAATCCTTTCGTTCATGGCTTGTACCTCCGTATGTTTTTCCCTTTCGGTAGGTACATATTCGCTCTAAAACACACATATATCCAGTTATATATGCGCCATAAACTGCACAAAGATTCTGCTTAGATACACGCTTTGCATTGTGTATTTTATGATTCAGCCTCTTTCAGTTTTTCGCCCAGCCTGTCCTTAAATTCCTTCAGTTCATCCATATCCATCTTTCCCACCAGTTCATATACGGCAACCTCTGTTTCATCCTTTGGCATCGGCAGCGGATACGGGTAGCATCCCATAATAAACTCTATGCCGACATTAAATGCATTCGAAATGTCAAGCATTTCAGGAATCCTCAGATTCGCTGTTCCATTCATCAGATTTTTCATTCGTCTTGTGCTGATTCCGCATTTTTCTGCAAAAACCTTTGTATCAAGATCGTGCAGTTCTGCTATGGCCTTAAGCCTTTCTGCCACAACACTGCGGTACTCTTCCTTGCTTAATTTCGCTAATTTCTTTCTGTTGTCTTCCAACTCATCACATCCCCCTTTTGGTTAATATTCGTCATCCGTGCAGAAGTCCATTCCCATCTGCAGTTTTATGTATATATTAGTATATCGGTCTCTTTCGCTTCCGTCCGAACCCATCATGGCTTCAAGGAAGAAGGCTTCTGCTTCTTTCCTTGAATTCCATTCATCTTTTTTGCCGTAGCATACGGTGATTACTTTCTTATCCATTTCATTCCTTTCGCCAAGAATCCACTCCATAGATAAGGGCAAGTGTGCCGTAGCCTTCCCATTCTGTATGAAGCTGTCCTGCATCATCTACAAATTTAACGACTCCCCTTGTTCCCTTGGGAATTTTTCTGTATGGGTCATCGAGGGATTCCAGGATCACCCTTGTCCCCTCGGGATACTCTTTGCGAAGCTGCTTTAGCATTTTTGCATCTACTCCGAACATACAACGCTCCCCCTCTCTGCTTTTCTTGCTTCCTTCCACTTTTCTTCA